TATTTACCTTTAAAATTAACATTATTATGTAATCTTTCAATTAATCTACCTACAAATATAAGTGTTTCTTCAAATTCGTCTGCCATAATTCCATCTATATCAATATCCGGTTTATCAATATCAGTTTCTCCAATTGTAATGAAGTAAGCAGTTTTATTTATTGACATTATATAAGTATATATTTAAGCGTCTTTAAGTGTATATATTATTTATACATCAATTCTGTTCTTATAACATATTTAATACCATTCGTTATATTTGGAACTTCATGTAAAATATTTTGATCCATTAAACAAATTAATCCTATTTTTGGAGTTATTGAAATTTCAGTTGAGTCATCAAATAAAAATTTGGTATTTCCGCCATCATAATCATCATTAAGATAAATAAGTACTGTTATTAATGATATTTCATTTTTATCATTTTTATAATGTTCATCAGTATGTTTTGCAAAAAAATCCCCATCGTTATATTTCAAAAATCTAAATCTTGAATTAATTTCACAAAATGTCATATCATTATAATTATTTGGAATAATATGAGCTATTCTTTTATATAATATTTTAGCAAAATCAATACTATCAATAACACATCTTAATGATTTTCTAATTTCTAAAAAAAAATGTTCTTTTTTATATTTATCGATATACGAACTTGCTTGAACATATCCAACGTTTTCTGAATAAATAATTAAATTGCTACATTCTTCATCTGAAAAAACATTATTTATTAATGATAAATGTAAATTACACACACTATTTATAGTTTCAGATATTAAATAATTATAGTTTTTATTTTTCTTGTTTTTCAAACCTAAAATAATATTCATATATCTTTATATAACATATATCTTTATATAATTATATAAAGATATAATTATATCTTTATTACTTGTTTTATGGGCGTTTCTTGCGAAGCGGCAAATGAGAAAAGGTGTAAAAAGATTAAACGAGATAAAGGAGTTAAAAGAGTTATCAGAAATACCGTAAGAATATTTTTATAAATATATAAAAATATTAAATATAAAAAATAATAACCAAATAACCAAATAAATGTTTACACTATAATAGCTTTCACCTCTAATTGATGCCATTTAATACCATTAATTTTTACATTTACAATATCTTTTTCTGAAAGATTATAGTTATTATCAAAAATAAAAATCTCATATAATAAATCTTCCAGTAAAACCATATAACCACCTGCCTTCTTTTTAATTATATAACCCTTCCATATTTTTTTTAATTGTGATTCTAAAAAGGAAAGGATCTTTAAATTTTCATACAATTTAACTAGTTTATCAATATATATTTCACGTGTATTTATATGCTGCAAAATAATATCTAGGTTGTCATATTCTATACCAGATAATAGCCGATGAATTATAACATCAAAATATCGTCTTATAGGTGATGTAAAATGCGTATAAGAACTAACACCCAACCCAAAATGGCCTTCTTTTGATGCATCATAAATAGCAGGTCGATATTGTTTTATAGAAAATATTGCATTAATAATTTCGTTATCAAAATGCTCTTCTAAAATAAATTCACATGGTATTTTACTATGATAACGTTGTGGAATTATATTAGGAACATGTTTACTAATTGTAATATTAGTTAAGATCATCAATGTTTCTATTATTTTATGAGCAATGTCATTATTTGTTTCAAACCAATAGTTTGTTAGTTTACCAGTCTCTTTCTCAATGTTCATTTTAACATGAGGTATATTCATTGTTTTTCTTTTCCACTTGTCATGAAATAATGTAAGCATTGGGAATTTGTCTATAATTTTATTGAATTCATCATAGTTATATCTATTTTTGATAATAATACTTGATTTGTATATTTTATAATTCACAATATTTTGTGTTTCTGGATCAATTAAATATTCAAATGTAATTGTTTTACGCACTTCATCTTTGATCAAACTTAATTTAAATTCAGCATATTCTTCAGGTAAAATATTTTCAATATGTTCAGGTAAATATAATGTAAATGATGATAAAAATGAGTTAATATCAATTGATGATGATGGTATTATCTCTTCATGAGCATCAACAATGTGAACATATATCGTATTTTTGGATTCATCTAAACTAATTGCATCATCAAAATCTTTTGAATTTATCGGATCTACATTGAATGTATTTAAATGTGTAAGATCTTGATATTCATTTGTAAACATATATTTACCGACTGTGTTTTTATATATTGGATATAAATTACTAATATTTGCATTTAATTTGTATAACTGTAAAATAATATTTTTGTCATTAGATCGATCTTGTATTGATTCATACTTTTGTAATATATTACAATTATCTTTGTTAATTTGTAAAATAATAACATTACCAATTTTGTATTCATCTAAATATTCTATATTTGGACTAAATTTTTTGGGAAAGCCGGGATAAAACAATTCAACTAGTTTTTCTTTTTGAATCACTTTTTTTACAATTCCTAATACAATTTGAGATGTGCGTGAATTTATTTGAGAAACACAAATTGTATTTGATTTCGTTATTTCATATTCAACGATATCTCCAGGTAGTAATTTATTAACAAGTTCAGTTTGTTCTATAAAACGTTTATCGTTTAATATAACATAATTATTATTAATATTTGCAATAGTTCCTTGTATCATTTTTTATTATATATTGTATAGTATGTAATTATCTATTTAAATAGTTTTGTTTTGAAATATGATTATGGGTTTGCTCTGCACATAGGACATAGACCATTCCCAATTGTCTTTTTATTATTAAATTTCTTCCATTTTTTTTCTATTTTTTTACGCACTATGTTATACCAAAAAAGGTCGTTTTCATAATTTATAAATTCCTCTGTATTCATCCAATCAAGTCTTTCTTCAACCTTTTCTGAAATTAATTCATCTCTTAAAGCAACAAATTCATCATATGATTTATGTTTTAGCTCTGTATCATTAAAATATTTATTTGTAAAATCACTATATTCTCCTTCTTTATCGTCCCATATCATCCAATCCTTTCGGGTTCCTTTAAATTCTTCTTCATTTGAACTATAAAATGGATAAGGCCATTCTGGGCGCTCGATATCATTCAAACTTATTGTAGGTGGTTTAACATCGGTAGATCCATAATAAATAGTTTTACAACATTGTATACATACCTTATGAACACATGTAGGCAATTTTAATAATATTTGTTCTTCTAAACAAACACAGCATTCGCCAATTTCTTGAATTCTAAAATCCGTCCATCCTAATTTTCCAGAAGTGCAACTCATACAAACCCATAAATCTTTGTATTTTTTAATCCAAGAATGATAAACACCATCTTCATCTAATTTTTCTTCATAATTTGCAGGAACATCATATGGATGATCACAAAAATAGCACGATTTTATTATAGTATTTTCAGTCATATAGTAATATATTTATAATTTATTATAATATCATTAAGTTGTTTTAATATATATTTATTTATGCCGGCACAGAAGAGCCTATTATCATCCCGTCCTTGAAAACCGAACATCGAAACATCTGCTTGGAAGGCACAGAGCAGACCTCTTTATTGCTATTCAGTTCATTAATAAACAGAAGCGAGATCTTGTCCGCATAAAACAAAACAAGAGCCATCAGGACGCCAAATAGTGCGCCAAAAAGGAGATCACCAACAAGACCAACCCCGAATGTTATACATCCCATGGCAAACGGTAATGAAGATTTCATTAATATATCGTAAATAATGTAGGCTACAAAAAACGCAATAACATAATAATTCACCATATTTTCTTTGTTTACAGAAGTCAAAATGAACATAGGTGTAACAAAGTAGCATAACGTATACATCATAATAAAAGTGCTGTATGTGCGGCCAGTAAATGGCATTAATTTGCCATTTTTACATAGAGAGGACTCACCTGCTTCATAATCTTTGGCAAACATGTTTAAAAACGCTATTCGTAATGCAGTTATAAAAAATATAGTTGCAATATAAAATAGACCTTTATTTAATGCGGAAGAAAATACGGAAAAAATTAAAATAGAAAGCATGGTTAAAAGAGGCGAATAAAGAGAAACAGCTTGCAACAAGCTAACAGAGGATCCTCCGACACTAGTTAAAGGTGTATTTATTTTTGGATCTGTTAATAGATTAGGATTCATATATAATTTTAATATATTATATTTTTATTTTTTATTACTAACAAATTATTCCATAATTAATGCAATTGCCTCATCTATATGTTCCACTTGGTAAAAGCTGATTCCCTTTACCAGATCGGTTTTACCATATTTCTTAAAAAACTCATCATAATCCTTCGCATTCTCCTTCGGAAATATAAAGCTCTTTACACCTGCTTTTATGCCGCCCTGAAATTTATATGTTAGTGCGCCAATTTCCCCTACCTTGCCATTTAAATCCGATGCCTCTCCAGTAACTGCAAAAGTGTTCTTAATCTTTTTCCCACTTAATAAACTATACATTAACAATGTGATTGCAATACCCGCACTTGTGCCGCTTTTCGACACCGAACCGTCACCCATATGCAGATGAATCCCTGAAGTTGTGTGCTTTGTTTGTAAATATTTCTTCTGCTCATCAGACAACATATTATAAGCCATCGTTAACGAAATCTGAAACGACTCCTGCATCATCTGATCTAAAAGTCCTGTCAGCTTCAGATCCAAAAACTTGGTCGCAGGAAAGAATTTTGCGCTAGCAGCTAGGATTCCAGAGGATCCTAAACTTGTCGCATAAAGGCAGTTAATTGACCCAATACGACTCTCTTCCGCAATCATCTGAATGCGAATTTCTCGCCTGTCTTTGAAATACTTGTTTTTAACATCGTTGATTGTTACTGTAATTGGAGTAACATGAGTAACAGACAAGTCAGATTTCATGATTTCCAGATTTATTTCACCCACAATCTCGTAAAGCTTCTCCTTCAACTTCCTAACACCCGGCTCCAAGGTGTATTCCTCAATAATAAATTTGAGTGTTTCCGGATCCATTTTAATCATCCCGCTAAGACCGACCTTCTTATAAATATCCGGCAATAAATGTTTGTTTGCTATTTCAATCTTGTCCTCAATCGATAAATTATCGAACTTGATACGATGCACACGGTCCAACAAAATCTTATCAATGGCATCCACATCATTATAAGAGAGTATAAACAACACTTTAGACAGATCCAAATCAATGCCTGAGAAATATTTATCCTGGAACCCCTCATTTTGACTTGTATCTAACAAATGTGTCAAAATACCAATAATTTCCTTACCATGTTCGGTCTTACTTATTTTATCCACCTCATCGATCAAAATAATCGGATTCATGCATTTTTTATCCATAAGAATCTGCACAATTTGCCCCCAAGTGGAGCCAACATAGGTGTAAGAATGCCCCACTAGGCTGGATGAATTGGCGTCGCCACCGATGGCAATTAATGAAAAGGGGCGACTGACTCCATTCGCATCTTTTAAGCAATTAGCAAGCCCTTTTGCTAACGTAGTCTTGCCGATTCCGGGCGCACCCTCGAACCCGAGCACATAACCGGTATTGTCATTTCCCGCGATCCATTGGGCCACAATTCGCTCCACTTGCTTTTTCGCCTTTTCATGCGCGTGCACTGCGACATTTAGCGTGTCTGTTACTGAATTCATATACGAATTTATCTGAGCATACTTGGTCTCAATTTGGGTTGCTAATTTTGAAAAAGTGTGATCTGTATTAGAAAAGGCTTCTTTTAAAGATGGATCCTTCGCTATTTCGTCTTCAATCATTTTAACCAATTCGGCTCTAGATTTATTGGAACACTTGAGCTGTTTTTTCTTAGAATCGGGACCTATGTGTTGCTTTGTAATAAGGTCATTGATCTTCAATATATAGGTTGTTAGTTCACTCTTTGATTTATTTTCTAAAAACAAAGGGCTATTGGCATTTGCATTTGATTTCATTGTCTTTAAGGTATGTAGGATTTCCAAGCTTGTATATTCGTCTTTCTCTTTTTCTTTTTCTTTTTCTTTCTCTTTCTCTTTTTCTTTACTTTCTTTTATTAAACTTAGAAAATCCGACTTGATTTCATTCATCAGATTCAGAATTGGCTCCCGCTTATAAATATTGAATGGGATCTTTAACAGACCATCCAGATATTGACGCGCTTTTGACCCGGAATCTTCTGATTTTGCCTTTATTTCTTTCAGCTTCTGCATTGCCTTTTCCTTTACCGAATCCGGCGCCTTTAATAGACAAATTTGCTGTTCTAATGGAATCTTCTGATTATCAAAATTTGTTAGTTCATTCGTATACTGAATTGTTCTTTTCATTGCATCCTTAAAATACTGCTTTATCGACCAGGGAAAACTGTCGAACAACATAATTTGCTCTGCCGAATCGATTGTATTGATTGCATTAGTTCCGACATTGTTTGTGTCATTCGACAACAAATCATATAGTAAGTAGGCCAAATATTGGTTGTCGTGCTTACAAGACTTGATTAGAAGCTGAATAATAGTGGATCTTTTTGAGAATAGTTCCGATGTAACAAAATCCTTCACTGTTTGCCCAATTGTTTTTTGATTTATCGCCGCCAAGTTGCTCAAATATCCGACATATTTCGAATAAACATCGGATGGCTCATTGTTAACCAGAAAATCTTTTAATAAAAACGATTTAATGAATTTGGTAAAGGTCTCGTCTTGAAACTCGGGGGTTTTTGGCGCAGAATCTTTGAATGTTTTGATTTTTGTATTAATATACAAATTATCTAATAGTTCAATTATGATGTCATCTACAATGCCGTAAATAATTAGACTCTTCTTGTTATGCACGACTATTTGGATGCCA